AGAATTATAAGAGATTTTAATAGATCGTTACGTAATGACTGGAATAGAATGAACAGTAGTATATTTAGGTTGAAGTCTTGTTCTATGGGTTATGTCTATGACGAATTTATGAAAGACCATAGTGTCAATATGCATAGATTTCATGGAGATCAAGATTGGATTTATGAAATGGTAAATCCTAATAAAGACGAATGGTCTTTTTGGCCAGACGAATGGATCTTAAGTTACAAATGGGAGATGCGTGATAGGAATGATTTACACAAATTACACAATCAACCTCGTAACTTTAGAGAAAAGAAAGATCCTAAAGTACTACCGAAGACATGTGTAGCAGTATTTCACGGTGAACCACACCCACACCAATGCGAAGATAATTGGGTAATAGAGAACTGGCGATGAAAAAATTTATATTTGATGTAGACGGAACACTAACTCCAAGTAGAGAAAGAATAGACAAAGAATTTGAAGAATGGTTTTTGGACTTTTGCATGTGGCATGATGTATATCTTGTGACAGGTAGTGATAACCCTAAAACTATAGAGCAAGTAGGAGAATCAATTGGCAATGCATGTAAAAAACTTTACAACTGTTCAGGAAGTGATGTCTATGAACAAGGAAAAAATACTTACACTAGCAACTGGGAACTACCTAGGGAAACTAGAATTTGGTTAGAAGAAATGTTAGAGCAAAGCGACTTTGTGTTACGGACAGGTTTACACATAGAAGAACGTCCTGGTATGGTAAACTTTAGTGTTGTAGGACGTAACGCTACAATGGGTGAACGTAAATTATATGTAGAATACGAAGAAGGCTTTAAAGAAAGAGAAGCCATTGCAAAAGAATTTGAAAGACGTTTTCCAGAGCTACAAGCAAAAGTAGGCGGAGAAACAGGAATTGATATTTTTCCTTTAGGAAGTGATAAAAGTCAGATACTTAGAGATTTTGATCCTAGCGATGAGCTACACTTTTTTGGAGATGCAATGCATCCTGCCGGAAACGACTATCCTTTAAAGAAAATAATACTTGACAATGACTTGGGAATCTGTTACAATGTAAAGGATTATGAACACACATGGGAACTATTAAAACAATATGACTAAACGTATAGGTTTTGCTTGCAAATACATGCATCCAGATCAAATGCAGAAGAAGAAACTGCTAGAAGAAATTCAACGACCGCTAAATACTCGTAGCACAACAGTTCAGTGGCTAAACAGACAAACACGTGAAGTTGCTGAAGAAAGGTTGTGGGAACTAATGGTTCATAACATTCAGTCTTACATGAACCTTATTACCTATGTTGGAGGACTACCACATGAGCTTAGAATGGTTAGATTGGGTAGCGATGTACTTCCTGTTTATACCGAGCCTACTTGGTGTTATTTTTGGCGCAAGCCTGATGTTATTTCGTACTGCGAAAAAAACTTCGCGAACGTCGGCAAACAGGCAAGAGCCCTCGATGTCCGATTATCGATGCACCCAGGCCAATTTACTGTACTTGCAAGCGACAACGAAGAAATAGTTGAGAGGAGCATAGAAGAATTTGAATATCACACCAATGTCATCAGGTGGATGGGATACGGGCGTACCTTCCAAGACTTTAAATGCAACGTCCATATATCCGGTAGGCAAGGTCCAGCCGGTATCAAACACGCAGTTAACACAAGACTTTCTCCGGAGGCGAGAAACACAATCACGATCGAGAACGATGAAAACAAATGGGGAATCGACGCTAGTTTGGAACTCGTCGATACCTGTGCATTGGTACTCGACATACACCATCACTGGTGCCGTGAAGGTGAATATATACATCCAACCGACGATAGATTTGCTCGCGTAATAGATTCATGGCGAGGTGTACGTCCAGCAATACATTATTCATACAGTCGTGACGAACATCTACCTGCAGGCTTTACACACGACACTATGCCTGATATGCCAGTACTATTAGAGTCAGGCTACAAGAAAGCAAAATTAAGAGCCCATAGTGATTACTATCCTAACGACAAAGTTAATGATTGGGCTTTATCATTTTTAGATTATGCAGATATTATGTGCGAGTCTAAATGCAAGAACCTAGCCAGTATTGCACTACATAAATACTTAACCAAAGGAGATATATGGCAGGACAAAGAGGACCAGCAGGCAAACAAAAACCAAAAAACTATAAAAGAGCTATTGACGGCGTAGAAATTAAACCGTCAATGTATTATGGTGCTAAAGGTAAAATGCTATGTGGATCGGTAAACGGCGAAATGGTGGTTGATGAAAATGGTCAACCTATACCTTTTGCTTCTATCAAACATACAGAAATCTTAGGAGGATAATATGAAAAATTGGATTAAAGCAAGAATGGAAGAGCGTACATCAATTGATGGTGCGGCTCTTATTGCATTGGGAGTAATAGTCCTTATTGCAGGACCATTTGCAAAGATTGCGGCATATGCGGCTATTGCATACGGTGCATGGACTATTTGGAAAAAAGAAGACTAAATCTCGTCAATTCTTATATCAGATCCTGCTGGTAAATTTAATAATTTACGCTGTTCAACGCCTTTACGTTGGGCAAAACGCTTAGGATCACAATTAGGGCAAACGTGGACGTAGAAGTTATCTAAACGCTTCGGATCTACTTTGCCCTTTTCTCTCTTAAATTCCTCTTTACAATCATCACACTGAAAAATTGCATAACTACGTATACGCTTGTAAGGGTGATTCTTTCCGGTTTTACTTTTACGAACGTAAAAGCGTATTTCTTTTTCAATTCTTTTGAACATAACAGTATTTATTTACATTCGGATTATAAAAGTTTACATAAATACATAGGAGTAAGACAATGAGTGTAGTATTTTTAACAGAATCAGCGAAAGAACACATGAGCCAAATGCTTGAAGAACACCAAAGAAATGCAGTAAAACTAGCACTTCAAGGTGGCGGTTGTGCTGGATTCAAGTACGATTGGACGTTAGAAGACGCACCTGGAAAAGACGACGAAGTAATTGATCTACCAAATGGTAAGTTTTTAATCGATAGTATGAGTATTATGTACTTAATAGGCTCAACAGTTGATTATAAAAAAGAGGTATTTGGATCATACTTTGATATTAGAAACCCTGCAAGCACAAGTAGTTGTGGTTGTGGTGAAAGCGTAGGATTTTAAAAAATGGCAAATCAAGAAATTTACTTAGGTGTTGAGGGTAATGACGGTACAGGTGATAGTATCCGCGAAGCATTCCGTAAAGCAAACGAAAACTTCACAGAACTATATGCTGTATTTGGACAAGGTGGTACAATTAGTTTTACCGCACTTAATGACACGCCGTCAGCAATAACACCAGCAGGCGTATTAATTGGTAACACAACAGGTACTGAAATCTTAGCAAAAACACTTTCTGCGGGTACAGGTATTAACATTGATAATTCAAGTGACTCAAATATTACAATTACCAACACAGGTGCAAATATTAACGCTGATACAAGTCCGATACTAGGTGGACCTTTAAGCGGTAACCAAGTTTATGCAATTGGTAAAATTGCTACATCACCTCAAGCTATTGCTGAATTTAACACTACACATGGTAGTGCAATTACAATTAACGACATTGTTACAGATAAGAAATTTCAAGATCAATACTATGCACCAAATACAACCTTTGAGCCAACAAAGCCAGTATACGCTAGAGCAGAACCTGCAAACGCAGGCGAATATACAAAAACTATTGCAGAATATAGAAGTGGTAACCTTGTAATATCAGATCATGGTTTTGATTATAGCATCAATGGTACTAAATGGAAGTACACAACTACAGGCACACCACCAAATGGATTATCTAATAACACAGATTATTATTTAAGATTTGTAAACGAAGATCAATTAAGTTTACACACTACAAAAACTTTAGCTCAAGATAACAACGATACCACTCGTATTAAGATAAACATTGCATTAGGCACTCAGACATCAGTTAGCGGAGTAGACAATATTTCAGATACTGCTTATGAAAGTTCATACTACGGATTTTATAAGACAGACGAGACATTACCAAGAAGTGCAACTGTAAGACGTCAAGGTGATGATATGACTGGTGCTTTATACTTGCATGATCATCCAGGTGACTTAGCAGGTGTTAACTCTGGCGATATTAAAGATAAACAAGCGGCAACAAAATTATATGTAGACAATAATAGTTACAGTTCAACTGAAGAT